GCGTGCCGTGCGATCATCGTTTATCCCAGCATACAGTGAAAACGCGAGGCGGTCAGCCCCTGCGTTCTGGGCCCAATTTTCAAAGTGCCGAATGAGCTTTACACCGGCACCTGAAGAGCGTCGGCTTTGCTGCACATAAAGCAGCTGGTTGACGCCGACGCGCACGTCGACCCACAGATCCTGCACGACCTCGCCGACGAACGCGCCGACCAGCTCGCCTTTGCTTTCGTAGCCGATCGACAGCGCCTCGGGCACCTCGATCAGCCGGGTGAGGACGTAGGCGACGCGGGCCTCGTCCATGGGATAGGCGGCATAGACGCCGGTGCGATGCATCTCGCGAGCCAGCTCGAGCAGCTGCGGCAGGTCATCATAGGTCAGATCTCGGATCATCAGTTGCCCCCCACAGCGACATCTGGTGCTATCGCCAAGATCGTGAGAGGCAGCGGAGAACGCTGCTCGATGACGACCTTCTTCTCTTTGCTCCAGTCGCCCTTGAGCGTGACGTTGATGTCCGCGGTCACCATAGGCAACGGTTGCCCGTAGCCACTTGGCAGGCCGAACTTGGCCTCCCGCATGAGGTCGGTGCTTGGGCCTGTCCACAGGCCCATCGTGCGCTCGACCTGAACGGTCAGGCGGCTGATGTTCATCGTGCGCTTGTCGACGGTGTTGCGGCTGCCATAGGTCGAGATCGGCAGCGTGATCATCTGGCAGGTGTAGGGCAGGCCCACATGCACGCGGCTGGCAGGCGTGCTGAGCGTGACCGATCCACCAGACACGACAAGGCCGGTTTCTGCATAGCCGTTGGCGGCGGCCACCACCTCTGCTCCCTCAAGGTGAGACAGCCCGGACAAGGTTGTGACCGCCTTTCTGGCAACGCCGCCGGAAGAGTAAGCAGCGAAACCAGAACCGGCATACCCCGAGCCATTGAGATTGAGCTCGAAGGTGTTCGTTGTGGCGCCAGCGACAATGAAGCCGGTGCCTGTGTAATCGGCAGAGGCCACTTCGCGCCGGGTGTTGTTGCTGGATACCTCGAGCACGTCCGAGATGTCGACGATGTCGCCGTTGCTCAGCCCGTGCGCAGGTGCGGTGACGACCACCGGATCGGCGGCGGTCATGTTGGTGATGGTGATCGGCACGTCGAGGGTCAGGCCAGCGTCGACGCAAAAGGCGTCCTGCAGGTCGGCAAATTCGCGCTCGTCAAGGCGCTCGACGAACTGCTTGACGGTGCCGTTGATCGTGCGGCGCACGAGAAAATACGGGACGTCCTTGTCGCCCTCGCGCACCACGGCGACGCTTTTGAAGTCGCCCTGCGTACTGGCTCGGGTCCATGCAAATACCTTCTGTTCACGCTGGTACGTCAGCACGAGGGCGATGCCGTCGTCGCGCATCAGCCAGATCAGGTCGTAGGGCGAAGGGGCAAAACCCCAGTCGACGATCTCGTTGTACTCGAGCAGGTGGCGCGCCAGCACGGTGATGTCGCGGCCCGTGAACTTGTCGGTGGCGAACTCGTAGGACAGCTCGCGAAGGCAGTTGCCCGGTGCCATGTAAAGCGCCACGTCGCCCGCCACGATCGGGCGCAGCGCAGTCGAGCCGTAGTAGCTCTGCGGCTTGATGTTGATCGTCGCCGGCGTGAACGCGGCGTCGCCTTGCCCTTTGACGCGGAACTCTGCGCCGGTGGTCAGAATGACCAGATCGCTCAGCGGGATGACGTGTCGGATCTCGTTGATGCGCCGGGCCGCCAGCGTGGCGACGATCGCGTCGTCATCGCGCAGCGGTGTCGAGGTGGCGAAGTTGTAGAACACGCCGGTCTGCGTCATCCAGAAGCGGTTGGGGAAGGCATCGGAGTTCGCGTAGATCTGGCGCTGCTGGAAGAAGCCGGTGGTGCTGGGCCAGAAGCCTGCGCCTCCTTCGAACGGGTTGGCAGCCATAGGCGCGGTGTCGCCGGTGTCTGCCTCGATGAAGTCGTCGGTAAAGGTCAGGCTGTCGGTGCGCCCGATGAAGCCGTACAGGCCGCTCTCGTCGGCGCGGTAGACGTTGTAGGTGTCGGCGTCCGCGGCTGCCGCCCATGTGATGATGTTGTCCCACGCTTGCGCCGTAGCCACAGCGGTGACGAACGCGGTGCGGACTGAGCCGCCGCTGACGTAGGCACCATAGCCGGTGCTGTCGATCGGGGCGCGGCTGGTGCTCATGATCTCGATGGTGGTCGAGCTGGGGGCGTCGAGCACGAGGAAGCGACGCCCGTTGAGCTGGGTCATGCCGACGACGCTGTCGATGTAGATATCGTCGCCATATTCCAGCGTATGGGCAGCGCTGAGCGTGATCACCGCCGGGTCGGCCTGCGTGATGCCAGTGATGGTCAGGGTCGAGCTGGACAGCGCCGATAGGCTTTCCTCGAAGGTGTCGCGGTTGTTGGCGGTCACCTTGTACTTCAGCAGGTCGCCGTTGACCGTCCATGTGCCGCCGCTGCTGTAGGCGGTGAAGCCGGTGCTGTCGGTGCTCTCAAGGCGGAAGGCGTCGCCATCGATCGTAGTGATCCGGTAGGTGTTGCCGTTGACCTCAGTCATGCCGACGACGCCGGTGATCTCGATCTCGGCACCGGTTGCCAGCCCGTGACTGGTCGACGTGACCACAGCCGGGTTGGCCTGCGTGATGCCGCTGATGCCCCCGCTCTGGGTGTAGTTGTTGGTCAGCGCCAGCGCGGTGGGCGCGGCTTGGCTGGGCGCGAATGATATCTCGGTCAGCGTCCAGTTGGTGTTGGTGATGCGTACCAGCTCGCGCGGCGCATAGTTCGGGTGCACGATCGTCATGACGTCGCCGCTCTGCGCGAACTCGAGCGCGAACAGGTCAGCAGCGACGTAGGGCGCCGCGATCTCGTAAGGCGACCCGCCGCTCAGGATCTGGCCGCCATAGGTGTAGAAGCGCATGTACTGATCGCCGACCTCGACGATGTAGGTCTGCTCGGTGTTGAACTCGAAGGGGATGATGCGGGTGGTGCCGGTGGTCTTGGCCTCGGCAATGAACTGCAGGCCCGGGCGGCTTTCCATCCCACCTGCGACCCGAACGAAGAAGTTCTCGGCGCGCTCAACAGCGACGGCGCGCTGCGCCAAGTCGACACGGGCAGCTGCTGACGGGGAGACCTCACCGCCGGCAAAGCTGGGCTGGATGAGTTTTGCCATGCATCAATACCTCGCAGCAATCCAAGTGGCTTCAGCCGGGCGCACAGCCTCGAAGCCCTCGTTGGCGTCGGTCGCCTGCGCCTTGCCGAGCTCGAGATCGGCGAGGGTCTTCATGTCGGACATGATGGAGCGGTCGCCGGTGATCGGCATCGCGATGTACTGGGCGATGCGATACGCCAGCGCGGTGACGAACTGCGGGTCGAATTGGTGCGGGTCGGTGACCTGCTTGGTGTATTCGATCGTCGGTTGGCTCTCGTTGCACAGGATGACGTGCACGTCGGCGCTGTTGCGCGCGGTCTCGAACCGGATCGGGGGTTGGTTGTCGCCCAGCGGGTTGACGATGCGGATGATCCGCAGCGCGTCGCTGGGATAGGTGAACATGTAGTCCCAGTTGCCCGGAGCGACGCCCGTCAGTTGAGCGAGCGTCGTGTACTTACGGGCGAATTTCCACGGGTGCTCACGAAGGACCATGTCGCGCACGTTGTCGAAGACGAGCTTGACCTGCTCTGCTTCGGGCGAGGCTTCCGTCAACGACGTGATGTCGTAGCGGTCGCCCAAGTGCTGCAGGGCAAGGCGCGCGATCTGGACTTCGGAGCTCATGGCTTACTCTTCGGAGCTGGGCGTGCGGCGCGACCGCACAGGCGGGCGGCGGTTGGTTGCTGATACGCCGTCGGCTGCCTGCTCGGCGCGCTGCAGTTGGACCTCGTCGACCACCTTGGGCTTGATCGGCTTGGTCTGCTCTTCCTCTTCCAGAACAGCCTCGAGCTGCTCCTTGTCGGCGATGATCTTGGCCGACGCCGGGAGCTTGCCGGGCGCGGCGAAGAAGTCGGGCAGGCTGTACACGCGGCCAGCATTCTTGCTGCGCCCCATGCGGCCAAAGGCCGGGTGGTAGAAGCCTGCCTTGTCGAATTGAACGTTGATGGTCATGGTCGGGTTCCTCTTCCTAAAGGATGGCAGGCGGGGCCGTTATGGCCCCGCCTGTGTTATCAGTTCTGGCCGTCGGCGTAGGCTTTCCACTTGGACACATCTTTGGTCAGGAACGCATTGATTGCGCCTGCCGTGGTCGTGTGCGTCGCAGTGACGCAAAGGATGCCGAGGTAGCGCTCGTAGGCGTTACCTTCCATTGGCAGTGCGACGGCTGCGATGGTTGCACCGGCATCGAGGGCGTTGGCGTCGTCACCGTCGGTGACGAAGGTGCCGGTGTCGAAGTGCACGGTGGCAGAACCATCAGTTGCGACGGCGGCCTGCGCGTCCGACGCCAGCTGGAACTTGACCGTACCGGCAGAGCCGGCGGTGATGATCGAAGTGTCGCACTGGATGACGAGGTAGATCGGTTCACCGTTGCCGATGTCCCGCGCTTCCTGCAGGTCGATGACGTCGCCGATGAGGGCGGTGCCGGCGGCTGCCGCAACGCTAGTCGCATTGGCGAACTCGAGTAGGCTGTCGAGGATCATGTCTGATCTCCTTTCTCAAGCTCACACAACGCGAGCTTCGTTGATGGACAGGGCGTCGCACCGACGGATCGGATAGCCACCCCACG